GGAAGAGGTTGGTGCTTGGGATTGCACCACCGCGAGCCTGTTATCGGTGATTCCCGAGGCGATCCATACGCCTTGGGAGCTCGAGGATTGTGCAAAGGCCATGGGGGGCGCGAAAGGAATCAACCTTCTCAGATCCATGTCTGAGGTCGAGAGGGGAGAACGGACGCGCTCAACCAAGAGTGTGATGGTGAAGTGGAATGAGACGATATATCTGCGCGAAATTCGCGGGTTGTTGTCGATCAAGCCACGCTCCATCGTTGTTCTGAGCAATGAACTACACTCTATGCTGGCTCCGGATGCGCGAGGGTTTTCTGACGCGCTCCATCATCTGTTCGACGGTAAGTTGTTCGGTGGCAAGAGGATATACTACGCGGCGGGGTACAGCGAGGCGAAGCTGGACCAAGTTGGCGTTCACCTCTATGGCCACGAGCCATTTATTGCAGTGTCGGGGGATGATAGTGTCTGTTGCCTTGTGAGGCCGGCGTATAGGTTACCGAATGGGCGCACGGTTAGCGTGCCAACCTTGTACGAGGGGGATTTCACGGCGATGGACCAATCAGAGAAAACTGGGGCGCTGAACATGCACGCCTCCATTATGCGCCGAGCGGGCGTGAATGGATGGTTGATCGATCTTTATCTGTCTGTGTGTGCGATGCGATACAAGTACCGAGGGAAACGATTGGTGATCAAGGGGACCGTTGGCTCACAGCTGGCGACCGGAATTGACATGACTACAGTGTGCAATTCGTTGACGACCATAGCCTTGGTGGACTGTAGATGAGCAGCCTGATCGGTGTCCGATAGCGATCGCTGCCTCCCTGGGCTTGACAATCAAGTTGCAAGAACGCTGGGCTCCAAAGCAGTGCACGTTCCTAAAAGGCTGGTGGCGAGCTGGCACTTTTGGGGGTGTGCATTGGCTGCCTTTGCCGTCGCAGGTTGTCAAGTTGGGCAAGATCATGCATGAGCCTCGCCTCTATAGCGTGTCTAAACGCGATCAAATGGAGGGGGTCCGCGCTGCGGCGTGGGCTTTAGGGAGCGCGTGGCCTGGATTGCCAAAGGACTACCCCATACTTGGGCCGTTTCTCACCATGTTGAGGCGGTTGGGAAAGATGGGGCGAACCACACTATCAGTGTCGGAAGATGGATGGACCAAGCCTTCAGTCTCGGTGGCTTCCATTGACCGGCCGAGAGTCCTTGACGCTCTGGTGTGCCGTTACGGTGTGGATATGGACGACATTCTACATTGCGAGCGCTTGATCACAGAGGTTGAGACACTGCCAGTGTTTCTTAGCCATCCTGTGTTCGCGATACTCGCAAGGGTGGATTATGGATGACCAACCACACTAAGGAGCAGCAGGCAAAGCCGGTGCATTTACGCGCACCCTCATGCAGTATTGCGGGCGTACGACCAGATCCACAGATCAGGCGATATGACTAGGTCAAACAAGAAGAAACAGGAGGCAAGGGCCAGGGCCCAACAGCCGAAGCAGAAGCAACAGCAGCAGCAACCGACAGTCGAAAAGAAACGGGGGAAGCGTCGTCGTGGACGTGCCAAGTTTAACCAGAACCCGCAAATGGGGTTCGGAGGAGGATCAGGCATTATCTCGACAAACCAGGCACCCTCGGTGAGCTAAACCACTACGTGGTTTCGGATGCGACCGGGGTCGAGTCCAAACTCGATCATTGTGGAGGGGCGCGATTTGGCGAGAGTCGCGCTCACCGCAGCCAATGCTGGAGGAGCATTTGTCAACACACAGTATCCACTCGCAGTGGACGCAGCCGGGGGAGCCACTTGTACCAGGTGGGGAACTTGGGGCGGGCTATTTCAGCGCTGGCGTGTCAACAAATTGTTCGCTTTCATGAAGTCGGCAGGAGTGCTCACAACTGTGGGCCTCAACACCATGGGATTCCAAGTGGACCCACTTGCAACAGCTCCAGCTACGCAGGAAACGATGATGCGGCTGGAGGGAGCGGCGCTGACGAACGGATACGGGGACTTGGGCCCTGTGGCGTTCGACGCGGCTGCTCAGTTCAAGTGGTTGGATTGCCAATCCGATGCAGGTTCTGACGCTGCCACGTCTCAGGCCGGCATGTTCAACCACAGCAGCACGTCTTACACAGGCGCGACTGTTCCGGGAACAGTCTTCTTCGACTATGAGTTGGAGTTCATTGATGTCCGATGATCGACACCCAC